GCTTATCTCTACTAAGAAATCTATCTTTTCTGTCATTTGAATCTTTAATGAAGTCTTCATAGTAAGAAGCAACTTGTGAATGGGCTTCAGTAAATGTAATAATATGAGTTGAAGGAAAAAATATAAAATCATTCTTATTCATTCCATGAAATAATGAATTAAAATAGATTGTAGAATCTACATATTCACAAGTTACAGGATTAGAAACAATTAAACCATTTGATATTGTCTTTTCAATTTTAGCAAGAATTCGTGTTCCATTAGCTAATATTATAATCTGAACTGTACTTACTAACAGTTCTTGAACTGTACTTTCTAACAGTTCTAATATGTCATTCATTATCATTCTCCTCTATTTTAATTTTATATATTTTATAGTTGAATTGTTCTTGAGAGTAATATTTGATTCGTTCAGTCATATGTCGTAATGTATAGTTAATATGTTTTTTATATTGTAAATCATCTGCAATATCAAACAAAGTACAAGTATCTTTATTTTCACCTAATCTTAATCCTCTACCAATTGACTGTAGATTTTTGATTTTAGCTTTTGATGGGCTAGTAAAAATAATATTGTGTAGACGTTTGATATTAACTCCAGTTGAAAATGTTCCTACAGAAGCAATAATAATTGCATTTTCCTCTTCTTCTACAATCTTTCGTATTGCGTCCCGTTGATGACCTTTAGTGCCACCAAAAACGAAAAAGATTGGTCTATTAGTTTTTTCTTTTTGGAATAGATCATATAGAATCTTGCCATGTTTATCTACATATTGAAATAATACTAGTGTATTACCATTTAGTGAAAATGTCAAGTTTTTTATGAAGTTATTACGCTTTTCATTTGATATAATGAAATCCATTTCATCTGGATATTTGGCTTTATTTAATAATTTTTTAGTATTATCACTATATTTAAGAATTAATAACTTGATATTAAGTTCAGCTAATTCCTTTTTGTCCATTAATTCTTTAGTGGTAGTAGTTCTATAGACTTTGCCAAATAGTCCTTCGAGAATTAATTGGTGGGCTTCTGCACCATCAAGTGTTCCAGTAAATCCAAATTTATATTTACAGTTTGTTAGTTTTTCCATAATACCTGTTAATGATGCTGCTTTATAGCCATGTGCCTCATCACCAATAACAACTCCAAATTGATCAAAAAATGATTTGGGCATTTTTGCTATTGACTGCCAAGTCGATATGACTACATTTTCTTTAATACCATTTTTCCATGCTTTATCTGTTTCTCCTGTAATCTTAAGAATATCTGTAAACTTATTATTAGAATAATCTTCAAAATCACTTGCCATTTGGAGGACTAGTGATATTGTAGGTACAATGATAAGTTTTTTCATTGGATAGAAACGAGATAAAAGATAAATCATTAGAGATTTACCAGAACCAGTTGGAGATAGTATAAGCGCACGATTATTTCGTATACAATCAATGACACCTTTTATTTGATAATCTCTTGGTTCATATTTTGGTTTTAATGCTTGGACAAATTTGCCACACTCGAATGCTGAAAATTCTGTAGCATCTTCTAATGATTCATCTATCTTAATTGAATAATCACGAGATTTTGCAAAGTCTTTTATGTAATGTAAGAGACCTTTATATATTGTAAATGTTTTAGTATTGAAGAGACGAATTTTTCCATCAAACATACCATTTCTGTATTTGGGCATAAATTTATAACCAGGAACATAGAATGAGAAATGATCTGACATTTCCATAGCAATCCCACGATTACAATCTATGCGAACATGAACTTCATTAAAAGCATTAACAATAATATCAGACATTATTACGCTTGTCGTAGTCTAAACGATGTAATGATTCGAGTTGGTTCAAAATATTTCTGAATTAGTTTAATAACAATTTCTGTATCATATTCTTTACATGAGAATACATCAAAATAAGCATCGCCAGTATCATCACAGAAATGGGCACAGATATTAGATGTTTCAATTAATTGAATTAGAGTATACCCGGCTTTATTATCAGAACCGAAATGATTAATCATAGGTTCACCAAAAGCTACCATATCAATAGCAGTTACTAATTCTTTAGTAAAGTCATAGATTTTATGTTCATTTGGCCATTTAGCATTTTGATTGCAAGCTTTAGCGTCAACTTGTAAATGATATCCCCAATAATCTGACATTAATCTTCATCTCCTCTTACAATATATTTGATTATAGTTTTACTTGGTCGAAAAACAGTTTGAAGATGGCCTATTGCAATATATGGATTTGCTTTTTCACCACAAGTGAATATGTCAATTGCAATATAATTAAATTCTGGCCATGTGTGAATAGAAAGATGACTTTCTTCTAAAATAATAACTCCTGTCACACCAGATTTTGATCCTGGGAACTTATGAAAAAATTCATTAATAATAGAGGCATTTGCTTTTAAACATGCATCAGAACATACTCCTTTTATATTAGGAGCATTTGTTAGTAAATAATTACAGACGTCTTTTGGTGTATCATACATTTCAACAATAAGATGTTTACCTATACCTTTCACGGTTTTCTCCTTTAAGTTCCAAAGTTGGTAAGTCGTCGCCATTCTATGGCATTACGTATATTCCAATTTCTATTATTAATTGCTTTCATGATTTCTTCACATATTTCAACCTTTTCTTGCTGATGAAGTAACTTTAAATTGAGTTCTATCATTTCAGAATCAGTTTCAATATAGGTAGACATATCTGCTTTCAATACTTTTTTAAGAAATGGTGTTCTATTAATTTCTTTTAGATCATCTGGATTGTTTAAATCTCCAGAATAGTATTCGTGTAGAATTTTATTTAGCTGTTGTTTTTTTGCTTGAAATCCCTTATATCGTTGACGTTCTTCTGAAAGAATTTTCAACCATTTTGAATGAAGATATGGGATTTTTAAGCTTTCTGTATCTAATTCTGTATTATCGACTTGACTATCTTTTTTCCATTCATTAAAAATTTCTTCTATCTTCATTATACCTCCTATATCAATATTAGAGTATTATAACTTAGATAAATCATATGTCAAGTAAAAAATTATACAGATTCAAATGTGAATAGTGTATATTGGAATGTGACCGAAGCTTCTAAATAATCAATGTCTGTTGCTGTCGTACTTAACTGCAATTCACTTATATTTTCTGGAAACATATTATGAAATTTGATTTTTAAATTAGGATTATATTTACTACTTAAAACAAAAAGGGTAGCATCTGAAAAGATATTGTTATTTTTACTAGTAGCTTCAAATAATCGGCGTTGTTCTGTTTGAGACGGTGCACCAATACCAATCATCCAATTGTATATTTCTAAATAATTTTGCATATCCTCATCTACACGAAATGTTATATTAAGTGGTGAGAATTGCAACTTAGTTCCAGGACGAGTGTAATCAATTAATGGTGTATTAAATTGTGTGGTATTCAACTGAATTGATGGAATAGGCACATTTTGACAAAAATATGTCACAGTCGGTGTACGATCTAAAACTAATTTGAAACCTGTCTGACCTAAAAAATTCTTGTTTGTTGGCTCTGTAGCCATCATTTTCTCCCTTGACAAAAAATCAAAAATGCATTATAGTATTTATAAGATATGAGAAGGAGTTAAAAAATGCGTGTTCTAGTATGTGAAAAATCCAAGGTACATGACACTGTTAAGCGAGAAGGTGTCACCCATCTTGTGTCAATCGTTGATCCTGGTAATCGACTATTTCTGACTCCTCGATTGAAGGAGGTCAATCTACTATCGCTCAAATTCGATGATGTTTTGGATGAACATGAGTTGTTTGCTCCTACACGGAAAGATGTAGAGTGTATCCTCGATTTCACTAAAGAGTTACCCGACGACGCTGTGGTGCTAGTTCACTGTTTTGCAGGTGTCTCGCGCTCAACGGCAGCTGCCGCCGCTATCGTAGCCCAAAATCTTCTTCAAAAGGGGTTCACAGATGTGGCTGACCGATCGGTAGAAACTGTCCGAGAGGTTCGTCCCATGCTATGCCCAAACCCTATTATCTCCAAATTTGCCGACGAGCTCCTCGGACTGAATGGTCAGTTTTTTGAAGCGTGTGAACGGGTCGCTAATGAGAAAATTCTGAAACTTATGTCTTGACAATTAATCTCGCATGATCTAATATGATTATAGTGAGATTGAGAGATAGCTATGACCAAGACCGATCTTGTCGAATTTGCTATGAGTTACCTGCAGCGTCATAAGATCATCAAGTTTGATCCTACTGTTGCTGTTAAGTTTGCCAAGATGAATGGTTTTTTCGGCTGGTATGATTTCAATAAGAATGAGATTCTTCTGAACGAAGGTGAGAGTGATCTTGATATGGTCACAACCCTTGTTCACGAATTGAAGCATTCTGAACAGATTTTTCAGGGTTTGATGAAATATCTTCCGGGTAATAAGGTTATGTGGCGCGGCAAGAAGTTTGATGATAATGTTGATAGTGCTTATGAAGATTATGAGAAGCTTCCTTGGGAGATTGAAGCCCGTAAGGTAGAGCGTTATGGTGCAGAAATTCTTCGGGCTTGGCAAAAAAAGCTTTGACAATTAATCTCTCAGATGCTATGATGAAATCATGATGATGAAACGAGGAGTGAAAATGTATACATATGAAGTAATCTGTGAAGATGCTTATGGCTCAATTATTGATAGTAAATGGGTAAATAAGCGCGACGCTATGGATCGGGTAGAGCAATTGGAACGATTGCAAGCCGAAGGAGATGGATTGGTTTATATTGTAGAAAAAAAGGTTGACAATTAATCTTCTATATAGTATTCTATGAATATGATGATGAAACAAGGAGTGAGTGATATGCAGACTTTCTTCTCAATGAACGAAGCTATTGATTTCTTCTCTTGTGAACATCGTTATATTGTTATCAATCGTGATGTCAATAGGTGTTGGATGCAGCACTGGAATCATAAAGATATGATGGTCCTGATTATCAAGGAAGATAATCTTTTTAATGCTTGGTTTATGTAGAACATGATACAAAGAAGTAAAAAAGGGAGCCGAAGCTCCCTTTTAGTTTTTGTCGGATTGTCTCCGATCTTTTTCCTATTATGCTTTTTTCATGTCCGATAGTCAATGTAATATCTTTTCTACAGACATAAAAATACTCCCTAAAAGTTGCCTTCTAGGGAGTATTTAGTAAGTTTAGAGACTAAAAGTTCTAAATCACATTAAGTTGGCAACCCCTACAAGGCGGTAATAGATATTCTTCTTTGCAGAAGCAACTACACCGTCTGCTGCTGTTGTAGCAAATGGGTTTGCAACCATTCCGTAACGGGTTTTGAAACCAATTTTTGGTTGGAATGTATTTTCACCGATTGCACGGACCATCTGTAGAGGTACATATGGGCAGTAGAACAAGCCGGCATCAAATGCACTTGAACCCTTATAACCTACGGTGAAATATTGTTTACCGCTTGCACTTGTGAAGTATGGGTCAATGTAAACACGGACACCATTCATAACACCGGCAAATGTGTTGCCTGTATCGTCAACACCTAGGTTGTTATTTAGGGCTGGAGTGTAGTCTAGAACACCTGCCATATTTAATGCTGATGCAACATCAGAAGATGTTAACATAACATTACCACGGCCACGACGGGTGCTGCGTGCTAGAGTGTTACGTTCGCGTTCAATCTGGAAGATCATTCCTTTGAAACGCTCTACTGACCAACGGCCGTTTGCATCTGTGTCAAGGTCAAAAGTACCAGCGGTTGTTACGTTCTGTTGTGCTCCAGCGGTTGCTGTAGTATTGATTGAACGGACAACTTCACGGTTGATTTCTGCTAGAATTTCTGCTGACAAGATGTTAGCTAGTTCTGCTTCTGCATCTAGACCATGAATTGCTTTTAGGTCTTGTGCTAGTTCCATGGTGTATTCAGCTTTTAGAGCACGGCTAACTGCAGTTACAGAAACCTTCTCAATACTGAATGCCATTTCTTGGAAAGCATTACCGGTTGCATCACCTAGTTTTTCAGCAAATGATGTATTGAAACCAGATTGGAATCCATAACCAGCTGCTGTTGGATCATTGCCAGTAATTACTGAGTAAGATGAGTTACCAGACTGATGAGCAGTGTTACCAGCAGCTGTTGCTGAGAAGTTGGTATTTGCTTCATTGAATAATGCTTCTTTACCAGTTTGGTTGGTGTAGCGTGAACGCATAGCAAAGATAAGACCAGTTGGTCCAGTCATTGGCTGAACACCACATAGATCGTATGCAATCAAGTTTGGCATAGAACGACGGACTAGTGAGATTAGGACTGGATCGAAGATATCGATTGATCCATCACCAGCAGTTGAACTTGATGCACCCATTGCGTTAGTTGGTGCTGCTTCTCCCAATAGGGTTGGCATAGTGTATCCGCCTGAACCAAATGAAGCTTCACGGGAAGCACGTTCTTGGTTTTCAAGCATTACAGCTGTGACGGCACGACGGTGAGGATCCTTAATCTCTGCTAGATCACCATGATCCAATACTGGCTGCCACTTCTTAATTAGTTGCTCATTTAACATTTTATTTCTTACTCCTTTTTAGCAAGTATTCTTTACTATTTATAAAAAATTATTTTTTAGCACTTGTTCGTGAAATGGCACTTAGATATTTTGCCATATTAGCAGGTACTTGGACCTCTTCACTTAATTCTTCATTAATATCTAATTCAGAATTTCCATTATCTTCTTCGTCGTCAAAATAGCTTTCTTTGATGATTTCTAGTTTTTCACGGAAATCTTCTTCAGAAACATAATCAACATTTGAAGCTAATTTACGGAACTTTTCACTATCAACTAAAGTCAAATCTTCTGACAGTTCATTGATAATAAGTTCAGCATTCAATATCTCAATCTGTTCTGACAAACTCATATTTTCTTGAATTTGACTATTCAAACGATCTTCTAATTCTTCAACTTTAGTTGAAAGTTCTTCTAGAACATCTACTTTTTCTTCTGGAACATGAATATAATTTTCAACGAATAGTTTTTGTAGACCTTTCATGAAATCTTCTGCAATTTCTGCGCGAATACCGCTTTCAACTGCAAGATAGTTTTCTTCCATCCATTGTTCTACAACGTAATCTAGATATGAATCTAGTTTTTCAACTAATTCGTCTTCAATTTCTGCTTGCTGTTCTTCAGCTAATGTTGCCATTTCTTCGGCAATTGTATCAAGCTGTTCATTGATCTTAGTTAGAACTGCAGTTTCAAAGATTGTAATAGCTTTGGTTTTAAATTCTTCAGATAAGTCTGGTGCGCCATTAAATAGTGCAGATACATCTTCGGATAGGTCTAGATCATCTGCAGTTACAGCTAATGATTCTTTAATCTTTGATGAACCTTGCATAATAACACCTTCACCTTTAGCAGAACTCATAATAGATTTGTATGCAGCTGTAAGATCGGCTTTACCCATACCATGCATTTTGGTCATCATATCACCAATCATATTTGATTTGGTTTTCTTTGATGAACCTTGCATTGGAGCAGATTTATCACCTTGATCTTTGTCTTGTGGTCTTTTTGATGAACCAGTTGAATGTGGTTCAGGAATAGATGAATTTACACCCATTGATGCTT